CGGCTGAGGAAAAATATAAACGGTATGACAGAAGAACAAATAAAAGAATGGCTGCTTATAATCGGTCAGGTGGTAATGTTGCTCGCCCCGTTAGGGATGTTTCTTCTGCTTCTTCAGCTAGAAGGCTGACAAGAGGAAAGTTTGTTTTAAGAAAGGCATCGCAAATATTAAAACAAAAACAACCTTTAAAAGATAAGCATGGAAGGCCAACGCCTGCTGCTAACCAAATGAGGCGATGGAGTTTTCCCGTCCCCAAAAACTATGACGATGTCAGACGCCTAAAACAAATTGGTAAAAACATCGTAGAGCGTTATAAAAAAAAGTAATTGGATAACGTATATACCATTATTAAATTTACTGCAATTAATATTGTAGAAAACAAAATAAACGCATATAAACAAGATTTAAGTATAGAAGATATAAATACAGCAAAACAAATTTTACGTCTTAAAACAGAAATAGATTTAAGCAATATAGGTTACAGTTATAGAGATTCAGCTTTAATAAGAAAAAATTTATTAAAAAAATATTTAAGATATTACGAAAATTTATTTCATTGTAATAGAGAAACAAAAACAAAAATAAAAACCGAATTACCTGAATTGTACAAACGAATTATGATAAGTCGTTACACAAGATTAAATGAACATCTAAAAGATTTGTAGGGGTAAAATTAATTACCCCAATGAACATGGCGCTCATACTTTTCCAATATTTATTTTACTATTTGTTTACATACAATATCAATTCTTTTTTTACTTTTAATAAATTACTTATCTGCTCATAGGCTTGTTTGTCTTTATTCTTAATCCCTATACATCCTCTAGTCCCTTCCACGCCACCGTCAGGATGTATTAGCAATTTTGATCGATTAGTTTTAAATTGCGGTGTTAGTTTAGCAACCCATGGGAACTCTTTCCCTGTATAAGGTTCTGTTTTACCTTTAATAGGCTTCAACTTGTAACATTTGTTTATTTTGTACATACCCTTTGGCAATGCCCCCAATCCATACTTGCCACTAACACAAATATATTTATTTTGTCCTATACATAAGAACCCAAGTTTTGCATTTGCAGATGTGCTTTTGACATTAAACAATAAATCATATTGTAAAGGGGTCGAATTCGACTGGTTTATATTAGATTCTGTTTTAGTCGTGACTATTTTAGAATTTGTTACGTTTTGGTCATTTACCGTTTTTTTTTTACTAATCCTTTAAGTCCGCCATTAGTAAACATTCTTAATATGTCTTTTCCTCCCATTGTAGAAACTAGCATCATTATATTGGCTAATTGCAACCACATTGGCATTTTTTCTAGTCCGTCTAAGCCATATCTATAAAATACATAGGCATCTAATGCAATAATTGTGCATTTTAGAAATTCATCCATGTACGAATATTTGTTTTGCTCTAACACTGCCAAATCATACGCATTGTCGCCTTCGTACGTTCTTGTTTGATAGGCAATTTCTGCTTGTACTTTAGCAATTTTTAGTTGATTGTCTGTTTTTATTTTTTCGATTTGAGCTTCCATTTTTGCTTTGGCCAACTCAAGCTTACCTTTTTGTTTTATTTCTTTTATTGCCTGATCTTTCTTAACTACGTCGCCAACTGTATTGACAACCCCACCCAAAAGATTTCCTAAAATATTAAGCATTTTTTAGAAATCCTTTTTCTTCAAGCATGTCAGCAATAGACACACCATCGATATACACCTTAGCTAAATAACGGCCAAATTTACCTTTTTTATCTTGTATCGTTTCGACAATAACAGATGATTTGTTTGCATGTGCTTTCTTAAAAGTTTCTTCGCAAAAATCTTTAGCTTTTAAGCCTTTAATTTTTTCTTCTGGCGTTGTATTACCACGAAGACTACTCTCATATGCATCTACACCAAATAGTCTAATTCTATGCTTGACGCTAATATCAAAACCTAAATCAATTATTACATCATAGGTATCGCCATCGACGACATTGTATACTTGTGCTTTATATTTATATTCTGTTTTTTTCATAGTCACCTCATTAGTTTAAATTAATCCAAATGCCATTCATTTTTCTTAGATCGTTTAAATGTTTCAAAATATTTAAATCCTCATAAAACAAATCTTGTTCACAAAGTGCCAGATAATATTGCCCTTGAAAAATTGTGTAAAATAAGAACTCAATGCCCGTAAAATCTATTTCGTTATAGTCATCAAGATTTTTAGAGTTTAGCATTGCATTTTACAAATCTTCTTTATTTCATTATCGATTGATTTGTGCAAATTTTCACTATTCTTTTTTTGAATATATTTTTTATTTTTTGCTGCTTCTTTTTTTGCATCCTCATGCCCCAAATATACTAACTTTTCTTTTTTTTCAATTTCTTTAATTTGTGCCATAGTCAGCTCCCCTTCTAAGCCTCTAGGGTCGGGATAAGTTGTAAATCCATGAACAGCTATATTATTGTTACCCATATATCTGTATGTATGTGTACTTAGACATTTTACGCAATTGGCTCTATGCTCTTCATGCACGCTGAAAAACTTTGTGAAAATGTGTTCACATGACCTACACTTGAAATCATAATCAGGCATTTTTTGCCTCCTCTTGTTTTATTATGTTTTCTAAGTATATTTTTAATTCGTTTTTAACTTTTAAGCTTTTAGTTTTACCATTCAGCCACGTATAAACTGTTGGAATTGAAACATTGAAGTGAGCAGCTATTTTGTCATGTGCTACGCCAGATTTGTCATAAAGATATTTTAGATGTTCGCCTGTAATTTCAGCTTCAATGTATTTGTTTTGAATTAATTTTTCGACGTTATTACATACTTCTTGTAATTTAGATTGACTGTTTTGAAATGCATTATTAAGATGCTGCATAGATTCATATAGTCCATATCCATTTGTATTTATTTTTAAGTCCTGAAGTGCTTGATACACATCTTGATATAGCCTTGTTAATTGTTCAACAGAGAGTGGTTTTTCTACGCTTATTTTTTCTATTGCTTTAAGGTGATTGTTTACATTGTACTCAATACTATTAGAAATCTCTGACTTAACAGCCATAGATATGCGTGAATCAATGCTTTCATTTATATTATTAATTGCCTTATGAACTTTATTTTCAATTTGACTTAAAGCCATTTGTACATCATTACTCATTTTTTACTCCTTTAAATCTTTTAATATTTTTTTGGTTTCTTTTTTTTGTTTTTTTTCATTTTCGTTACTCCTTTATTGTATTAGGCATATTTAGGCTCTTCCCTTGACATAATCATCCAACGTTGGCTTGTCATTTATTAAAGCCCATTTCGCACTTGGGTTTTGTACTTCAACATTTTTTAGATGTCTTACCATATATTGAACAGCGTCGCATGAGTGATCGTTCTTTTTTACAACCTTAAACTGGTCATCATTAGCATGTAATTTGTCTACATACATATAGTTTTTGTGTTGATCTATAACATATGGAATGTTATCAAAAAAGAATAGTTTGTTCTGAAATAATAATTGATTGACTAATAAGATATTTCCTGACTTCTCTTTAACAGCTTCAATAAGATTTAAGCCATGAGATTTCAAGTCACTCCACCATGAACCATAGTCACGATCTTGTACTTTCATGCTGTAATCGGCAATAATTGGCATTGGTCCGTATCTGTTACACGCTTGGACAATTTCATTTATTGTTGGTTGAGGCTTGTGCCATTCATCGTAAGTATATATATTACCAGATTCGTCTTTTGCTCCAAAAACGATACTTGTATCAACACGTGTTCCATGATCGAGCCCAATGCATTTATACCAGTGATCATGTATCTGTCGTCTTGGGATAATATGATGGCTCATTAATTGGTCATAGACCGCATTCTGGGTTGAATCCCAGTTACCCTCAAGAAACTGCTGTATGTAACTTGGAGGGTAGTTCTCTTCCATGTTTTTAATATAGTCTTTAGGTAAGTTCTTTTTATTGCTGTATGTTGTTGCTCTAATATACAAGCAATCCTTAGGCGGCTGGTCATCATGATAACGCTTTTTACACCAGCCGTAACGTGGATTCCCCTCCGTAAATATAAGTTTAACCGGTAGTGCCGTTCCCCTTAGTCGTCCTAAGGCACCTAAAAAGTGTTCCTCTTTGAGTTCCTCTGCCTGACACATAATGACGGCATCATAACTGCTACTCAATATTTTTCGTGGGTCGTCAAATGACCTAAAAATAATCTTGCTTCCATTCGGAAATTCAAACTCATGATCGGCTTTCATGTGCGTATAGCCATATTTTTCAGGTGGAAACGCATTAATAAACTGAACAATACAAGTATCTTTAAGTTGTCGATAACTATAACGTGTCATCAATAATTGTACGTTTGGATGTTTATAGCATAAGTAGTAAGCAATTAAGATTGACACCCACGATTTACCGCTGCCATAACCGCCCCAAAAAGCTATTTCTCTAGGGCAGTCATGCTTTATTGTCATATCTTCATTAAATATGGCATTAAAAATAATTGATTGATTATAATTAAGTGTTGCTTTCATGTATTATTAGCTCTTTAGCTTTTTCGATTTTAATTCTGCGTCTCTTATGTCGCTCAGTATCAAGAAATACAAGACATGCACGAGATTGGTTCGTCTGAGATGTAATACCAATAAAGGTATAAAGGCCATCGTCATCTTTAAATTTGTATTTTTTATTAATTTCGAACCCACGTCTAAACGGCATTAATTTTTTTATACTCTTCGTTATTTTTAAAAACGTCTTCGATTGGATTGCTTTCTTTCTTAAATGCATTTATTGGGTCTTGATAATTTTGAACCATAAACATTATTCTAAAAGCAATAAAAGTATTCAAAATTATAGTTCCAGTTACAATTACACATGTAATTAATAGATCAAGACTATCCCATAAATCACTTAAAATAATATCAAGCATTGAGTTTCTCTAACTCCTCAATAACGTTTGCTTTTTCTTGCTCTTTTAGTGATATTTGCATACGTTTTTTAGTTGCTTCCAATCCTTGTATAGCCACACTAAATCTGTTTTTTTCGTCTAACGTCAAAGATCCATTAAGTAACGACTTGTCTTTTATCGCTCTCAATCTTAAAGACTCAATAATATCAATGTGTTTTTGTGTTGTTTGCATTTTTTACTCCTTTTTTACACAGTTCTTTTGAAACAATAGCCCCTATTTTAAATTCATCTTCTAAAGCTTTATTCCCCAAATCTCTAATTGCCTCATGCGTTATTTCCGTAATTTCATCAATTTGTTTTTTGGTATAAGCCATTTTTTCATTTTCCTTTTTTTTTAAAGTTTATTAAAATCTAAATCGCTATCTTCTAACCATGTAACATCAACATTTTCGGTGTAAAGTTCACATAGAGCGTAACTTATTTCTTTTTCTATATCTAACCCAAACAGTTTTAATTCATCTAACATTGTTTTATTTTCTTGATTGAATATACTTATTTGGCTTTTTATAACTTTTGTTGCATGCTCAAATATAAGCCTATTTTGTTTAATAATTCGTCTATATTCTGGCCGTTGCTTTACATCAGGATTTACCATCATTGCGCCTCGTGTGCTGTGGTGATCCACGTAAATATCAAGCCCTAAATCTTTTTCAACTTCATCTTTTAATGCATTAAGTTTTTCTACTATTTCCAGCAACTCATTATCCCCATATCTAAACCAATGCTCTAAAAACGGGGTCTTTAGTAACTGCTTATATCCTAGCCATCCCGAAAAAACAGCTATTTTATTGTCTCTAACTATCTTGTTCATCTTGTTCCTCTTCCTTAACTAAATTCAACGTAATTTCATGTTTTGGTGGCTCAACCTGCGCTCTAATACTTGTATCGTAAATAGCCTCCTTCTCTTCTTTATTCGCCAATAGCTTATAATAAAATATTCTTTCTGCTGGTGCAGCATGTGCTGATTTCCAGACTTTACGTAGTAATTGTTTGGTTTTTACCTTTCTTTTTTCTATCGCCCTTTTAATTATGTCAAATTCGTCAGACCCTATTGGGTAGTATGTATAGAATGTTTCTTTGCTTATCGGCAAGTATGTAAGTAAATCCTCTATCGTTGTTACATCTTCTTTTTCTAATGTGTCAAGACATATCTTATACACTTTTTTTCTATTCTCTTCTTTATCGTATGGCATTTTTAACCTCGTTTTTTTATTGTGTTCATAATTTGTAAATTCTCTTAAGAAGTGCAGACTTATTATCTGAAATAATACAATAACTCTTTCGCCCATTATGTAAAAACATTTCTATAATGCCGTCATCTACTAGCTTATCAATTAACATTTGTAATTGTTCCTTAGTCATTGGCCTTTTACTGTAAATATTATAGCCCATTTCTGGGTCAGGCTCGTATGTTGATAAACAAAAACATCCATGACAAAATTTCAAAATAAATTCTTTCACCTCCCTATTGCTATATCTTTTTCTGTAATAATTTATTTTATAATAAGTAATAGAAAAACTAATTAATATATTAATAAACAAAACAGCAAGGACTATAAAAAAAATTGTATTCATAACATCCAAATTCTATCTGTCAAGTTTTGACCAACTATATAAAACAAAACCCCAAAACATAACATACTCTTTATGTTGCCAACTAAAAAATTGTACACGATACCAGTACCAAATGTTGTAAATACGACAAATAATAATATTATTTTTATTTTTTCATATATTTTATTTACTTCAATCATGACTTAACACTCACTTTTAATCCAATAAGACATAAAAGCTAAAGAACAACACTAAATATAATATAAAAAATAGCATTAAAATAATAAGATGTGGGGCTATTATTTCTATTATTATTTTTATTTTTGGATATATTTTATTTAGTTCAGTCATGACTTAACACTCACTTTTCTTCTTTATCTTCTACCCAAAATTTTTTCAAATTATTAAACGCTGTATTGCATTTATTATCAATAATCCTAAGCCTATCTCTAATATCTTGGACCTGAAAAGTCAAAGGCATAGAATTCCATATAAGCTCTTCTTCAAGCTCTTTTTTTTCTCGTTTTCTCATTTGATACATATATATATTATTTTCTTCAAATTCACGTTTAAAACGAGAAAAAACAAAATACACATAAATTATTGTTATTTGTACAATTAATGCGCAAATAATATTAATGGTAACTCCGTATTTTTCAAAAAATTCGATCATGATTTAACACTCACTTTTAATCCCTTAGCCGTCAATTCATCAACCAGAGACAACAACAAGACTTGCTCCCCCTCAACCTTCAAATACAATGCCTTTTCTTCTTCTTGTTCTACATCCTCTGGCGTAATAGGCTCCCATTCCGGCAACTCATAACCCCACTCATGCAATTCTACCGCATCCCACTCATTCGCCAATAGATCATCGTCATGTTCCCCATAGTTCGTGTTAGCCTGTAACACAATCTGTCTGTAAGTCTCTGGCTCTAAATCATCCCTC